TTCCTCCAACCAAATCTCTGGTCTAAAGTGTCCTTAGTACCTGAAGTATCTGCATATATATATTTATCTTTGGCTTGAGGATCAAATGCTTGATGTTGATTCATATCATATTGTTTGAGAGAATCACTCAAAGCCATAATATCTGGATAACCTTGTTTCTGTAATTCCATCATTCTCTCCGGCGATAGTGATATATCTCCCCATTTATCTGTCAACTCTTTAGCATATTGGTCTAGATTTCTTAAACTGAAATCTTTCCTATTTGCGTATTCATTTAAGATGTCATTAACTGGAATTTTAGGATTATCTCTTTGAAATGCTCCTGTATATTGAGCCTGAGCATTATAAAAATCCATCATAGGATCTGATTTAGCAGGAGGTATTTCACCACCATTAGCTATTATGGAAGCATACTCTTGTTGGGGTTGTAAACTGTTTAATCTCATTTGAGAATTACGTTTAAACATACGTTCATTCTCCGCACGTTGTTCAGCCTTTTGAGCTTTCTTAGCGCCTAAAAATCCTGTTACCCCGCCTAATACAGCGCCAGCAGCCATTCCTATTGGTCCTAAAGATGCTCCCATACTTGCTCCAGATATCACACCACTAGCTGCACCCATACCTTTACTCTTTTGTACATCTTCACCAAGTAAAGGTGTTATCATCCCCATAGCTCCAGATGCTGCACCTAATGCTCCAGATGCTTTACCCATATCAATATTTAAACCTTTTTTTTCAGGAGTAGGAGCAGAAGTATCTAAAGTTTTAGTATCTAATTGTAAAGGAGCTTTAACTTCTTGAATAGGATTCATCATTCTTGTTTCTGGATTAATAACCATTCCAGAATTAGGGTTTAACCAACTACTTGTTAAACCGCTATATAAACGTCTATCTCCAATGTACGTAGGTAAGAATTGTTTATTGATGGCTTTAGTCATTTGACCACCTGTAGCATATTTAAGTTTAGATTTAGTTTTACAAGCCATAGTATTAAAATAATAAAGTCAGTATCAAATATACTGACTTTAATTATTAGATTAAAATATTACAAGCACTAAATTAATTTTCTATAAACCTTAAATCAATTTATTCATTTTTCATATTAAACTGATATATAACAAATTAGTATTTAGTAATTCATACTTATTATATTTTTCTACGTTCACCTATATTAGCATATTTAAATCCAATATTATGTCTTGTTATTTTAGGATTAGTAGAAAGCAACATATTCTTTAAACTTTCCATACGATCTATTGAAGGAATATCAGCTTTATATTGAGCTTTTTGAATATACCAACTACATTCAGCTTCTGAATTATAATACACTTTATCGGGTATTTCACCCATACGCCATTTCTTATAATCTAATCTTTCTATAATATACCATTCAATAGCTTTTTCAAATGCAACATCATCAGGAATCATTGGAAATCCATGTTCATCTGTTACAAATGATGTATAAGATAGTTCAACATAACCTGTTTCAAAATTAGTTTCAATAAATGAATTATTAATTCTATACGTATACACATAATCTTGATATGCTACTTCTTTCACACCCTCAACAATAACTGGTTGTATCTCTGTATTACCAGTAATGTTAGAAGTTAGTGCTCCAGATAAATCTCCTGAAGTATTAGTAATTTTAGGTTTAGTAAAAAATTGATTGGTAATACTTGATTTAAAGATTAGATTTGTTGAATCCGAAGTAAGTATAATATCCTTAGTTAAATACTCTGCTGCATTTGCTGTAACAAAGTTACTAGCTGTAGTAGTTAAATCAGTATCAAAAGTTAATAATTTTGACAATCCTCCAGCATCTGATATTACTGCTGTTCCTGAAGTACCAGATAAGGTAAGTGTTTCTAGTTGAGTAAAAGTAGAAGTATTATAAGTACCTACCGGAACTTCTTCTAATACCTTTTTAATAGGAGTGGCATGAAATAAATCAGTAGCATACACCATAGGATAAAAATCAGATATAGTACCATCAGAAGCAATTTTAATCTTTCTTGCTGTAATATAATTAATATATCCAGTAGGTAAAGTTGCTCTGTAATTACTAATTTCTAAAGGTGTAGGAGCATCATCCAACCCATTAGTATTAACTATTTTAAATGCATCTTTAGCACCAATAAGTCTTAAAGCATCCGCAATGTGTTCAATTGCTTCAGTCCAATCAACTTGTTGATATCCTGCATTTCTATAAATCCTTTCTACTACTGAATAGAAAGGTATAAAATTTCCATTTAGTGCCATATATTAGTCATAGTTAAAATTCTTTATTAAATTGTTCAATCGCTTCCATTAATGAATTCTTTTCTTTATTAATAGGCTGTTCTTTTTCAAGAGGATTGGTTTCAGAATACCATTTCTTACAATCATGTGAGAATTTAGTACCAAATGTTTCTTTAGTAATTTTAACTAAAAATCCATTTTCAATCTCTTCAACACACATTGTTTTAGATGAGTCATCTGATCTTTCAGATTTCTCCCAAAATTTATATTCTTTTTTATTAGGAGTTTCTTTAATAGGATAATTTTTCATGTTTTTAAATTTTAAAATTGATATTGATCATACTTACCAGTATTAATTTGTTTAATTAAATCTAATCTGTTTTGTTTAATAGGTTTAAATGCATATACAGTTTTATTAGGAATATTACAAGTTGTTTTATCCCAATACCATCTCATTACTTCTCCGTTAGAATGAATATTGGTATAATATATAATTGGTTTGTTTTCAACCTTTTTTAATTCTTTAAGTGTTTTACCCGGATATAATTTATACCATAATTTTCTTGAAGCTCCCCAATCAGTCATCTTAGTACTAGGTACTAATCTACCGTTATTGACTTTGAACTTCATCTTCTTCTTTCTAATACGAAGGTAACCTAATCTAAATCCCATTTTAAATTGATAACCTTCTTCAATAATTAATTTGGATATGTGTTTATTAAATGTATAAAATATTTCAGAAAACTGTTTATAACTAATGTATTTTTTATCAGCATTAATTTTATTCAACTTATAAAGGTTATAAATATCTTTTACACCGTGTGTTACTTTAAAATCTCTCTCATATGGTTTAGTTTTCATCATTTGCTGAATTAAATTCGTCTTCTTTACCAGTTAATAATACTTTAAAGTCAACATCGTATATTGAATTCTTAATATATTCAATTACGTCTAAAGAACAAGGAAATTCTGAAGTGTCATCATCAAACCCTGCAACATCTGTAGGATCTTCAAATATAGCCCTAATAACGCAATCAGGATTATCATTTAAAAATGTATCACCAGTTCTTTGTTGTAAATACACATATCCATCTCTTAATGCTCCAAATACCAATCCAGAGTTAAATTTACCATTACCACAAAACTTAAGATATTCATATGGTACAAATTGATATCCATATTTATTTACATCATCATTACCAAATTCTAATACCAATGGACCTGATTTACCTTCAATTATTTTAGGAATAGGTTCAGTTGATTTAAATACTTTATACTTTTGCGTAGTTGTATTTACAAAAGGATACGCTGCTGGAGTAGTTACACTATCAATTTTTTCTACAGTAAATGTAGTTAATTGTGCATTATTTAAATTAATATTATAACCTGAGTTAGCCTTATTCTTTAGAAATTGTGAACGTTTAAGTTTAATCCAATCTTTAATAAGACGAATATCCAACTCTGAATCATCTACTAATTTATTATTAGTTAATCCTTCTAAAACTAAATATGAAATTTCTTGTAGTGTCATTTTACAAATATATAATATTTTAACTGTAATTCCAAACTATAAATATTTTGATTAATATTTATCTATTTAAAGGTCTATATGCAGTAGCAATATCATGAACTTTAAATGATTTACCGCTACTATTATAAGTCAATTTTAGTATCATAAATGTATCCACCATTCTTTTAAAACCAGCATTATAAGCTTTTGATTCTATTAATTGTGTTCTCCAAATATTAGCTATCTTTTCAATAGTTCCTTTAATTCCGGGAGTTGTAGAATAAACTAAAGATTTATTAATTGTTTGAGTATTATTTGAAGCAAATAAAGTATTAAATGTTTCAAAAGGAATCCAATTATCATCAGAATCTCTAACATCTGTTCTAATATCAATACTATCAAAAGCATTAATCATAGTTCCATTAGGATTTACAACTAATGTAACAGAACAATTTAATGGTTCGGCATCAGCTTCTGAATAGAATGCTCCGGGTTCACCTGCATTTAATCTATACAAACTTGGTACAGGATTAGTTAAATCTGATAATAAAACTCTTGATATTGGATTATCATCAATCAAAGCATAATCAGTTTCATTTAATAATAAGAAATTAGAACTAGCTTCATTTTGACCTTTTACAATATATAAATATTTACCTATTCTAAAGAACCTATCTGGGTTATAACTGTAGAATGAAGTAAACGCATTAATTAATTCATTATAACAAATAACCGTCCCATCTATATTAACCAGTACTTCATTATATTGAGGATCAAATTCAAGTTCGACTGTGTTGTAATTTAGTTTAGCTAAATAACTGTTTAATCCTTTTAATAAACTAATTGGCTGATCCCCATCAAACATTCCATACATTCTTTTTCTAATAGCATCTACATAGTAAAATGTTTTATCTGAACTTGTAATAGCATCATAAGTTGATATACCAGAATTAGTGGTTAAATAATCAACACGTTCTAATACTCCTCCAGTTCCAAGTGCTAATTGTTGTGCATTACCTTCTTGTATAAGCGATCTATCATTAATTGCAATCCTACCAATAGCTTTAGGTTGTCCAAAATAAACAGTATTGTTAACATTAATTAATCTTACTATCTCATGGTATCTGGAATCTACATCTATAAAATTATTAAATTTCCATTGTAACCATGAATCAGAATATTCATTAACTATTTTTTTCTCAGATACAGTAATTCTTGTATCAATTTCATTTACTGCTTCAAAATCAAAAGGTTTTGGATAATAAAAGAATGATTTATCTTCTGCTGAATAAGCTGTGTTATACCTATACAAATCACCTACTTCTGTTGGATAATATGTACCAAAAGCTTGTACACCATCAGATACTGTTTCTCTTAATCCGTAATTAGCAGATATGACTCCATTTATATCATCATCATCAGCTCCCCAGTTATGATATTTCTGTATATCATCTAACCTTAATTGCAGGTTATATCTACTTTCACAAGGAAATATGAGTAATGATTGGTTTTGTCTGGCATGCTTATGAGTTTCTTTTTTATAAAGACTTCTTAAATAAGTAAAATTGTTTATATAAGTATCTCCACCATATACAGTAATATCAGTATTACCTTCAGTAAATAATGAAGATGCTTTTATATAAGTTGTGTTAGCTCTTGCCTCATAAGAAATTCCCCCATAAATACCTATAGATTGATTAATTCTAATATTAGCTGTTAATAATCTATGTTCTGTTTGTGAACCAATTAAACTATCATTATTATTTGGAATTGCTAATTTATTATTTAGCATACACATCAAAAACGTACCTCTTAAACCTTCATGAGGATGAGCATCACCACCACTGGCTAAAAAATTATTACATTGATTGTTATATACAATATCATTATTTAAAGTATATAATGAAGCATCATTTTCATAATTATCACCTGTATTTGCCGGATCAATTGGTGTAAATATCCTAGAAGATTTAATTGCCTGTTTAAAACGTGATGCTACACCATAAAACCCTTTATATTTTTCTGTAAAGTTACTATATTTACCTTCATCTAAAAGATAACTATTCTGTAAATTATTATATGAACCGATAACTTCAAGATATGCAGAGTTTATATCAATATTACTTTTATTGAATACTATTTTTGGCGACATGAATTCTACATAAAGAGGATTTGCTTGAGGTTGATCATAAACGAAATACGCACTTGGATTTTCAAAAGTAACTTGTGCTGGTGAATTACCATCAGAGTATTTGTTGATATATTCACCTATTCTTGTATATAGTTTTTCTTTATAACACTCATAAGCATAAGGTGTACCAGATGCACTGAAATATTGATTATATGCAGAACTGATAGGAACACCTTTAAACACATAACTTATAGCGCCTTGATCAATAATGGTAGAATTTTCAGAAGTTCTTTCAGCTCTTACAATTTGATAACCTGAAATTAAATGATCAATAGGAGTTGTATCTACATTAAATTGAATACCTAATATATTAGCATATGTTTTTCCATCATCTACGTCATATACTGAAAAGGGATATTCATATTGATTAGGAAATCTAATATCACCAATCCAATTTGCGTATGAAGCTCTACCCTGTTTATCATAGAATACTATAGCAAATCTATATATTTCATCTCTTTGATAACCTACATCTTGTAATGGATTAGCGTAATTTTGTATATCAGAAGATACTTTATTTAAAGTTCTTGGAAACCCACCTTTATAATCATATACCTTATAATTGTCATCTAATACTACTCTTTTAGTAGTGAACTTATAAGAAATATATTTACCTTTACCTCCTAGTTGTCCTGTATCTGGATTATATTTATATGAAAATGTGTAATCGTTGTCGTTATCTAAATTATTATAAGGATTAAAACAATCATGATTTTTATTAGGTAGATCTGATAAATCTAAAGGTATTGGTCTTGGATTAGATCCTTCATATACAGTACAAGAATAAACATAACTAAAAGTAGGCAATTTAAGCGATCTATTCCACCTGAAAACTCTACAATCATAGGTGTCAGGTAATTCAAAATATTTATATTTTAAATTAGCAGCTATTAATAAATTATCCTTAATTTCTAAAGTTTTAGGTACAAAATCATTTTGAATAAATGTAAATTCTGCTTGAGTATATGTACCAATAGATTGTCCAGAATCTGTAATTACAATTTGTGAATTATCTTTAACTTCAAATTCTCCAACAATTCTATAATTTGGAACTTGTCCATATACCTGATATTCAATAGCAACAATTCTAATTCTATTAAATATAGTTGAATCATTTGCAATTGTTAATGAAATATTTTTATTTACAGTAACGCCTTTTTCAGAACCAAGATATTCTAAAGTATCAATACCTTCTTTATCTTCTACTAAAGATATTATTTTACTTGTAGGAGAAAACATTGTTTCAGCACCGTTCTTATTATAAAATTGATAAGAATACGCAATTCTACCAGCATGTAATTCTCCACCAGTATTTATCGCTAAGTTAATAGGTTTAAATTCTACAGTACTAACAATTTCCATTTCATCTATAGAAATGTTAGATACATTAGGATCAGCAACATTTAAATGTCTGAAGAAACTATCCCCATCTGTAAAATATATCTTCTGTATTGAAGGAGTTTCATAGTTACCAATAGCTCTAATTGGATAATTTTCTCTGAATCCTAAGTCACCAGAATATAACAATGTTGGATACTGCTCATTAATAGATCCATCATCTTGATATGTATATATTTTATCACCGTCAGGATGGTATACGAATATAATAACTTTATTTCTAATAGTAGTTGTACCCAGTATAGTATCAAATTGTGAAAATTTAGCTTTTAATGCTGTACCATTAATAAGTGATAATGCTCCGTTAGACAGACTATTCTCAGTCTGAATACGCATATTAACTGCTTCAAAATAATGTTGATTATCAAACTTATTTACAGAAGAATCTCTATCTAAACCTTCAGCAAACGTATTTATATGTTTTTGACTCATTTAATTTTAAATAAAGTAGTTTTTAATCCGAAACCTATTGTTTTATTTGTAACTCCGTAATTAAATTCAAATATATTACCTTTTCTATTTAGCCAACCTAATTGCATATTTAAGTCAGAGTTATATATACCAACTCCACCTAATACTCTGATTGGATTAATTTCAATTTTCTGTATCTCCTTATAAGGATATTTATTTTTAGTTGTTAGTTGTAAATCTTTTAATGTGTTATATTGTATTAAAGCTTTATACGATATAAACATAGATGAGTCATTTACTACAACACTTGAATATTCTTTTTCTGATATAAAATCTTTATAAGTAGTTAATAACTCTGAAAATATTTTAATTGAATCTTGTTTAGTTAATTGCTTAGTTATATCTACATTGTTAATAATAATTTCAGGAGGTGTTTTAATATATACTGGTTTATCAACAATAACTGTAATAGTATCAATTTTATTATTGTAAACATACTCAGTTTTAATTTCAACAGGTTTATTTCTCAACATTTCCAATTGTTGTTGTTTAATTACAACAATCATTGTTAAAATGAGTATAATAAACCATAGAGGTTTCTCTTTAATGAAATTTAATATTGTTGATAATAAATTAGTCATAAAATTTTAATTCTCTAGTTGTATATAGTGTAGCTTCTGATTTTCTACGACGAACTAATCCTGGTAATACTTTACCACCTGCTTTATTCCATCTTGAAAATTGAAATTCAATATCAGAAGATTTAGCATTTAATTTAATTATTCTAAGTAACGTACTGTTTTTTAATGCACTAAATCCAAGATTAAATGCAAAACTACATAAAGCATCAAATTCATGTTGATTTAAGTTTAAATTTAAAGTTGTTATTTTTAACTCCAGAGGTTTTAAATCTTCTATTAATAATTCTAAAGCTTCTTCTTCTGTGATAGTTTCTAAATCTGGATATAATTCCAATATCATTTTATATCCTTCAATACCTTTTAACCAATTGCCTTTTAAATCTTTCAGAGCATGCCCATATCCGCACGTCCATATACCAATTGGATCTTGTTTAGGCTGTAATCCAATTTTAGTTAAATCTCCATCATGTAAAGATTCAAAATGTTTTATTAACTCTAAACCTTGATTACTTATCTTCATTATTATTAATTTTAAAGGATTTATCAAATAACCCTGCTCCTAATAAACTAGCTCCAATTAATTGTGAACTAGTCATAGTTTCATATACTATATCGCTGAATTGATAGTCCCATATTACTGCAAAGATAATACAAATTAATTTAGTAACAAAACTTCCTATTATCAGGAATAATCCAGCAAATCTTTTACTGGATACTCCTGAATTAGATGTTATTAAGTTTATAAAGAATTGTTTCATATTACCAAGCTGTTAAAGTTGCTTTAACCCAAGTATTTGTTGCTATACAAACATAAATTGCATCAGAAGCATATCTAATCTCTCCTTGTTCCTGTATCTGTTGCAGAACTTGGGGCTGTATTTAATGCTGATATTTTATAATCCAAAGCGGTAATACTATTCGCTACACTAATATTATTTTTAAATTCAACATCAGTATTAGATTTTATCCTGACAGCTTCGTAAGTATCAACATCATCCCTAAAATCAAAAACAAAATCTCTTAACGCACCAGCCCCTCTTGATTGAACACGTATACCAGCCTGCTTTGATGAAGTATAGCTCATATCATAGAAATCAGTAAACTCAGTTCCTCCAGTAACCGGGTCTACTCTACGCATTAAAACAAGTGTTGCTTCCTTGCTTGCATTCTCCCCCTCATTTGGAGCTTCTAATTCGAATAATAAAAAGCCTTCGGGGTTTTTTGAAGTAACGGTAGGCTGCCAAGAATCAGCACTATATCTCTCATATATTTCAGTCTCTTTGAAGTTAAGTCCTTTGATGC